AACTACAACTACTACTACTGCAACACCCGTAACTACAACAACTACAACCACAGCACCTCCTTCACCTACACTTAGAACATGTACTAGTGCACAGATTAGCTATGCATGCTGTACAGCAACTAATCATTGTGGTGAATTAGGAGCAGGAGCAGTATGTTCTCCAGCACTGGGATCATTTAATGCTTTTGCTTGCTAACAATATACAGATATGATATACTTTTTAAAAGGAGAAAAAAATGCTAACTGACGACAACATTAATTTTATTCATAATGGCGTTAATGGGATAGCTTTAGTTTGGGTAATTGATGAAGATTGTTTATATGATTTACCATTAAGCGTAGAGCATGCTAATATATTTTTAAATACAACTGAGGTTTTAGATATATCTGAAGATTATCCAGATCACGATGGAATTACTGTTCGCCTAGTTAAAGACGGAAGCACCTTAGAAGAATTTCAAACTAGTGAATATTTTGGAAGCATATTATTAAGCAATCCACAGGTATTAAAACTAATGGATTACCCATATGGTTTATATGTAACATCACCATACGCTAAGTTTATTGATAATGGTTTTATCCTAACTGATAGAGATATGAACGGGTTGGCTCCTTAAAATGAAATCAAGGTGGGAACAATATAAAGAAAAACATGGTGTAACTCCATTGGATTTATTAAATCCACAAACAAAATATATTGAGGGTAATTTACATACAGATAGAATGAATATATGCAAAGCATGTCCAGAATTAATTAAATTAACTAGTCAATGCAAAAAGTGTGGGTGCTTTATGGAAATTAAGACAAAGCTTGAGGCAGCTAAGTGTCCATTGGGTAAGTGGTAAAACTTTATGGAAAAAATTGCAATAACAGCTCTAGTTGGAGAGTTTGATCATTTTGTAGATGAAGCAAACCAAATGACTTTAAGTGGTGAAGGACTAGATGAAAGGTTTACCTTTGTTCTTTTTGCAGAACCAGAGGTAGTCAATAAAATTAAAATAAGAAAAAATGTTATAGTTTACCCGTATAAATCACCTGGTGGATATTACGATGAATATCGCTTTGCAAAATCTCTTGAATTTGTTACTGCTAACGAAAACATTTTAAAAAAATATACTCACATAATTAAAACAGATACAGATGTATTTTTTAGTAATCATCTAAATGATCATTTGTTTGATGAAAAACTTTATTTTGGTAGAGGGCATTACAAGTATAATCATGCTAAAATGTATGAAGTTGCCAATGCTTTGGGATATTTATCATACTCAGACATAGTTGAGCCAAATTCAACAGTATTAGGAACTTCAAAAGATGTTATAGATTTAATGCAAGCTACCGATTCTTTATGTAAAGATGTATTTTATTATTTATGTCCAGATGGGCAGTGGGGCAAATTACATTATTTGTGGGGTAAAGATTTATATGCTGGAACATCAACATTAATAGCACAAGAAATAGCAACTGTATCTTTATATTCAAAAGATAATATTGTAATAACAAACAAGATAGATGGAGACTGTACTTCTAGTGAAGATATATCTAGCGTCTATCATTTACATCAATGGCACACTGACAATATTTATTCAAAATTTAAAGCAAGAAATGGTTCCTATGATAATCTTAAGCCTTTAAATGATGGAACTATTTCTGATTATTGTTTAGATATATTTTTAAAAAATAAAGGAGAAGATTATGCCTAGTATATTTATTCAAATTTCTGCTTATGAAGATCATGAACTACATAAAACAATAATAGACTGTATTGAAAAAAGTTCAGGAAACAATGAACTTCATTTTGGAATCAATGTTGTTTTTAATAATTATGATATTTTTATTCCTTCAGTACCAAATTTGAAAATTGAAAAAAGTAAAGCTCCCTTAAATTTGGGAGTAGGTATTGGAAGATATATAGCTAATCAATTTTATGATGGTCAAGATTTTTATTTACAAGTTGATGCACATACAAGGTTTGTAGAAGGATGGGATGAGTTAGCAATAGATAGTTACAATTTATATAAAGAGCAAGGATGCAATCCAGTTCTTACAGCATATCCTTCTGCGTACTGGTATGAAGATGGAAAAGAAATATTTGAAGGTCAGCCAGGGGTTAACGCTATAGATTTTAAATTTGAAGATGTTGATTTATTTAAGAAGACAAAGTTTTTTCATCAATACTCAAAACATACAGATGGAAGTATATTTACAAAAAGTGTTTCTGGCGGGTCAATATTTTCTTCAGGAAGTATAGCTTCAATATCTCCAAATAAAAAAATGTTTAATTGGGGAGAAGAGATGCTATATGCAGCAAGACTTTTTACCCATGGTTACGATCTTATGATTCCTCAAAAACAATATCTGTTTCATCTATACTATAATCATGAAAAACCAGAAAACAACTTTAGAACAATATCTGGAAATGATTTTCCTGATGAAGTTAACAGAATAGTTGCTCAGTCTGATCAGGAAATTTATAGGATAATTACAGAAAATGTAATTGGTGATCAAGGACTTGGGACAGCAAGAACTCTTGATGAATATTGGTTTTATATTGGCCTAGACAAAAATTTAGTTTCAATAGCTAAGCATAGCAATCTATGATATAATTATTAAGATATAGTGGGGGTAAAAAATGACTACAAAACATGATCTTGTAATAACTGCATTGCAGCAAAGAATAGGTGAGCTTGTGACACATTATGAAACACAAATGGCTATTCTTAGAGCAGACATTACACTATTAGCTGAAGAAAAAGAATCACTGGATAATTAATGTTAAAGTGCAAAAAGTGTAATGGTCGTGTCTTCGTAGATAGACAATACACTGGCACTGATCATATAGAAACAGCTTGTCTTATATGTGGCAATAGAAAGTTTTATCATCCAGTTTCAGAAACCAAAGAGGGACAATGGATACTTCAAAAGGAAAAATTCAGAGCGAAGCATACAATAACGAGCCTGTAATTAAGGGCAAGGTTAAAGTTTGGTTCTTGAATGGGGACTTAGTAAGGGTATACCATAACTCTCGTTCTACTGGTATGGTTACATTTTATAATATAACTAAAGATCGTTTAGAGACATGCCTGCTATCTGATTTTAAAAAAGGTAAAGAGAGAGCATATAGTGTAGCAGAAACTGCAAAGCTTGTCAATAGACACAGAAAGTATATGCCAAGTTTAATTAAACGAGGCATTATTCCTCCACCAATTGGTGCTAAGCTTAATGGTGAAAGAGGTTTTACAATTAGATCCTATTACTCTGAATCACAAGTAAGAGAGATCCGTGCTATACTTGCAAGTATACATATTGGACAACCAAGAAAAGACAAGTTAATAACAAACAACATGACTCCTACTACGCAAGAATTGACACGGCGCATGGGAGACGGTATACTTACATATACGAAGACAGAAGATGGACGATTTATTCCAGTGTGGAATGAATCTATTTAAAATAGAAATTAGGTGGGGTAATGGAAAACGATTCAACAAAGATTAATGTAACACTAGGATATACGCTTAACCTTGGTAACTTTCAGTCACTAAGACTTGATCTAGGTATTGTAGATAGCAAGCGTGATGGAGAAAATACAAACGAAGCTTTTGAGCGTGTATACAAGTTTGTAGAAGACAAGCTAACTGAAAAGATTCAAGAAGCAAAGTCTGAAATCTCAGAGTAATGGCTGAGCGCAAAGACCGAATGGCTTTGCTTAGCAGATACTCAAAATTGCACACAGCAAAGTATGAGCAAAAGCCATCCTTAAATTTAAATGTTGAGCAGTGGGCATCAGACGGACTCATTGAGTCCTATGGTATATCTCAGTGTTATGATCTGCTTGACTATTACTTTTCTGTTGCACAAGATCCAACTTGGAATTACTTTGCATATAATGCAGAAAAAATTCTTAATGGTAAACTAGATGTAGAGCAAGATATAAAAGAGAGACAACAACGCAGGGCTAAAGCAAGGGAGTGGCTAAGTGAATAATACTGAAGCTAAAGTAATTTCAGCGGTATTACAAGACAAGCAACTCCACGTACTACTGCAGGCAAATGTAGAGACACTATTAAGAACACATAACGATGTATGGAACTTTATTCGCCTATACGCTGAAAATAATGGAACAGTTCCACCTTCCTCTTTAGTAGTAGAAAAGTTTAGAGACTTTGAGGTTGTTAAGGATGTTGGTGCAACTAAACACCACCTTGAAGAGTTAAAGGTTGAGTATGTAAATGATAGTATGAAAGACATACTAAGATCTGCTGCAGCTGAAGTTCAAAGTGGTCAAGGTGGACAAGCACTTGAAGAGTTGATTACTAAGACTTCTGCTCTAAAGAAAAATACATCTTCTATTCGTGATATTGATGCAACAGATATTGATTCTGCTATTGCATACTTTGAGCAAGTAAAAGAGCAGAAAGCACTTGGTATGCGTGGCATTAAAACTGGTTTGCCAGGATTTGATAACTATCTTCCTTCTGGAATTATGCCTGGTCAGCTTGGAGTGTTCCTTGCATACCCAGGAATTGGTAAGTCATGGATGGCTTTGTACTTTGCTGTACAGGCTTGGAAGCAGGGCAAGACACCACTGATTATTTCCCTTGAAATGAGTGAGACAGAAGTTCGTAACAGAGTATTTACAATTATGGGTGAAGGCTTGTGGTCACATAGAAAACTATCTAACGGTGAGATAGAACTTGATATGCTAAAGAAGTGGCATGCAAATAAACTTGAGGGCCGTCCACCATTCCACATCATATCAAATGACTCTGGAGGTGAAGTAACACCTTCTGTTATTCGTGGAAAGCTAGATCAGTATAAGCCAGACTTCGTTGTAGTAGATTATCTTCAACTTATGAGTCCAAATCAAAAGGCTGATAATGAAACGGTAAAGATGAAAAACCTTTCTCGTGAATTAAAGCTCATGGCTATTAGCGAAGAAGTTCCTATTATTGCTATCTCATCTGCAACACCTGATGATGTTAAAGATATGTCTACTGTTCCTACTCTTGCACAGACTGCATGGTCAAGACAGATTGCTTATGATGCTGACTGGGTAATGGCATTAGGTCGTGCTAGCAATAGCGATATTATTGAGTGTGCCTTTAGAAAGAACCGCAATGGTTTTATGGGAGACTTCCTAGTTCAATGTGACTTTGATAAGGGATACTATCGTTATAAGGATTTTGAAGATGGTAAGTAAAGAGATATACACAGAAGAACAGATTCGTCGTGTTCTCAATGGTGCAGGACTTGATATTGAGGCTGAATTCGGAAATGACTTTATTATCTACTGTCCATACCACAACAATACTAGAACACCTGCTGGAGAAGTAGCAAAGGATAGTGGCCTGTTCTTTTGTTTTGGATGTCAGATAACTAAAAACCTTGTTGAGCTGATTATGTTTACTTCTAATAGATCATATTTTGAAACGGTAAGGTACATTAAAGGCAAAGAACAGAAGTCTGATATACAAACCATAGTAGATAAAGCACTATATGCACCACCTGATTTTGTTCAGTATGATGAACTACTTATCAAAAGATTAAATAAGCAGGCACTTGATGCTCCAAGAGCAATGAATTATTTTAATGGTCGTAGACTAACAAAAGATTCTGTCATTAAGTTTGATTTAGGTTACTCTGAAAAACAGGGATCTGTAACTATTCCAGTACACTCACCAGATGGAATGTGCATAGGATTTGTTGCTAGAACAATTGAGGGTAAAGAGTTTAAAAATACTCCAGGACTTCCTAAAAGCAAGGTGCTTTTTAACTTACATAGAGTAAAGAGTTCTAGTATAGTATATGTAGTGGAATCATCTTTTGATGCAATCCGCTTAGATCAAGTAGGCTTTCCAGCAGTTGCAACGCTGGGTGCTAATGTGTCTGTATCTCAGATCAGACTATTAGAAAAGTACTTCAATAATGTTGTACTAATTGCAGACAATGATGAAGCTGGCATCATTATGAAAGATAAGCTAGTTGAAAAATTAGGTCATCTTGTAAGTGTTATCAGCTTAGACAAAAAATATAAAGACATCGGAGACATGGATGATGATGATATTAGAAAGCTGGAGTTCCAGTTTGACAATTCAATCATCTCTATGCTAAAATAGATAAAACAATAAATAGGAGAAATAAAAAATGGCAATTGTAAAAGGACTAAAAAACATTAACGCACTAGTAGATAAGCCAAAGTTTGAAGGCACAGGTACAAAGGTTCGTTGGTTTAAGATCGCTGATGGACAGGCAGTTAAGATTCGTTTTATTGAAGAGCTGGATGAAGATTCAGCAAACTACAATGTAGATCGTGGACTTGCTCTAGTAGTATCAGAACACACAAATCCAAAAGACTACAAGCGTAAGGCTGTAGATACAATGGAATCAGAAGGACGTGACTGGGCAGAAGAGATGCACCGCAAGGACCCAAAGGCTGGCTGGAGAGCTCGTCTTCGTTTCTATTGCAACGTTCTTGTAGATGATGGCATTGAAGCACCATATGTTGCAATTTGGAACATGGGTGTAAGCAAGCAGTCAGCATTTAATACTATTCGTGAATATGCACTTGAGACAGGTAGCATTTCAAATCTTACTTGGAAGGTAAAGCGTAATGGTCAGGGAACTGAGACAAGCTATACACTTATTCCAAGTACTCCAGATTCTGCTCCATTTGATTGGGCAGGAGTTGAGCCATATCCATTGGAGAAGGCTCTTAACAAAGTTCCTTATGCGGAACAGGAAGCCTTTTATCTAGGCTTTGATACTCCTTCATCTTCTTCATCAGCCAATATTGACTGGTAGTTGATCATTTATATGGGTGGGGGCATAGAAATATGTCCTCACTCTATAATGGGTATGAACTGTGATATACTATACTTATGGATGCTAAATTAATGTGGTGTGCAGGATTCTTTCAAGGTGAAGGATATGTTGGAGTTAGAAGGTCTAAAGTAAAAGCTCTTGATATTGGAATTACTCAGTATTACGACAGAACACCTTTAGATAGATTTGCAGAATACGTTGGAACGGGATCTGTTAATGGCCCACATAAAAATAAATATACAGAAGAAGCATATCAATACAGAAAAACTGGAATTGAAGCAGAAAAAATAATAGAACTACTTATTCCTTATTTGACTGGTAAAAAATTAATTCAAGCACAAAAAGCACTAGAAGAAATGGAAGAGTATAGATTAAGCAATGGTGGCTTTAATAAAAAAAATAGAAAAAAGGGAACAAAAAGTCATTGCCCAGCTGGACACGACTACTCTACCCATGGTAAAATTAATAAAGATGGATACAAAATTTGTAAAACATGTCATGCAGAACAAAAAAGAAAATTGAGGAATAAAATATGAGTAACTATGTAGGACTCCACGTGCACTCACATTTTAGCCTCATGGATGGTGTCGCTACTCCAGAAGAATATGTGAACCGTGCAGTTGAGTTAGGAATGGAAGCAATTGCCATTACTGACCATGGTACTTTATCTGGGCATAGGGAACTGCACCGTATTGCAAAAGCGAAAGGCATAAAGCCTATTCTTGGTGTAGAAGGCTATATGACGACAAGTATGGCAGATAAGAGAGCCAAGGCAGATCGCCTTGACCCTCTTGACCAAAACTATCATCATATAGTCCTTCTCGCTAAGAACCAACAAGGTCTAGAAAACCTAAATAAAATTAACGAGATTGCATGGACAGATGGTTTTTTTAGCAAGCCAAGGTTTGATTTTGAAACACTTGCTAAATATAAAGAAGGAATTATTGTTACCTCTGCATGTCTTAGTGGTTGGATTGCAAAGGCTGTTGAACTAGGTGAGCTTGCAACAGCAAAGAAACATATACAGTGGTTTAAAAAAGAGTTTGGTGATGATTACTACATTGAGGTAATGCCACACAATCCACCAGAAGTTAACAAAGGAATTATTGAACTTGCTGATGCAGCAAAGGTTAAGATTGTTGTAACACCAGACTGCCATCACTCTGACACAAGTCAAAAAGAAGTACAAGAACTAATGCTTCTTCTTAATACTCATGCCAAGTTGCAGAAAGATGTAACATACGATAAGTCAAAGAAGCACGAGTCATTCATGGATCGTCTTGACTATCTTTATGGTGCAGACCGCATGATGAGTTTTAATAAGTTTGATATTCATCTTCTTTCTTATGAAGAGATGAAGGATGCAATGCTAAAACAAGGTATTGATCGTGAAGATATGTTCACATCTACCAATGAAATTGCAGACAAGGTAGAGGGCTATGATATTAAAGAACACCTAGACTTACTTCCAGTGCAATACAAAAAGCCAATGAATGAACTTAAGAAACTTGCTCTTGAAGGTTTAGCCGAAAGAAAACTAGAAAATAATGAAGAGTATCTTTCACGACTTGACGAAGAGTTAGAAATTATTGGGGAGAAAAACTTTGGACCTTACTTTCTTGTAGTACGTAATATGCTAAACTGGGCAAAGAGTGAGGGCATTATGGTTGGTCCTGGTCGTGGATCTGCAGCAGGTTCCTTGCTTTGTTATGCACTTGGCATTACAGATATTGATCCAATTAAACATGGATTATTGTTCTTCAGATTTATTAATCCAGATCGTAATGACTTTCCTGATATTGACTCAGACATTCAAGATACTCGTCGTGATGAAGTAAAAGATTATCTAGTTAGACAATATAGACATGTTGCCTCTATTGCTACATTCTTGCAGTTTAAAGATAAAGGTGTTGTGCGAGATGTTGCACGATGCTTAAACATACCTCTTCCAGATGTAAACAAAGTACTTAAAGTAGTTGACACATGGGATGACTTCTGTACCTCAAAAAACACATATTGGTTTAGAGAAAAATATCCAGAAGTAGAGCGTTATGGTGAGCAACTTCGTGGAAGAATTCGTGGTACTGGAATCCACGCAGCAGGAGTTGTAACAAGTAAAGATCCAATCTTTAGGTATGCACCATTAGAAACAAGATCAGTCACTGGACAAGATGAAAGAATTCCAGTGGTAGCAGTTGATATGGGTGAAGCTGAAAATATTGGTCTCATTAAGATTGATGCTCTTGGTCTTAAGACTCTTAGTGTTCTTAAAGACTGTATTGATATTATTAAAGACAGAGATGGAACAAAGATTGATCTTCTTAAGATTGATATGGACGATGCAAATGTATACAACATGTTATCAGACGGTTACACAAAAGGTGTTTTCCAGTGTGAAGCAGCACCATATACAAACCTTCTAGTCAAGATGCGTGTAAAAAATCTTGCTGAATTAGCAGCTTCAAATGCTTTAGTTCGTCCAGGTGCTATGAATACTATTGGTAAGTCTTATATTGCTCGTAAGCATGGTCGTGAAAACATTGACTATAAGCATCAAGTTATGAAGTCCTTTACAGAAGAAACATATGGATGTATCTTGTATCAGGAGCAAGTTATGTTGGCTTGTGTTGAGCTTGGCGGAATGTCTATGGTTGATGCTGACAAAGTTCGTAAAATTATTGGAAAGAAAAAAGATGCTAAAGAGTTTGATATATTTAAAGATCAGTTTATTAAGGGTGCTTCGCAATACCTTTCACCAAATGATGCGCTAGACCTGTGGCATGACTTTGAGGCACACGCAGGGTACTCATTTAATAAGTCTCACGCTGTAGCATACTCAACACTTTCATACTGGACAGCGTGGCTAAAGTATCACTATCCACTAGAGTTTATGTTTGCATTGCTTAAAAATGAAAAAGATAAAGACGGAAGAACGGAGTATTTAATTGAAGCAAAACGTATGGGTATCCCTGTTAAGCTTCCGCATCTTAATGATTCGGAAATTGATTTTAAGATTGAGGGTAAAGGAATTAGGTTTGGGCTTACGGGTATTAAATATATCTCTGACAAGATTGCAGAAAGATATATCGCAGGCCGTCCATTCACATCATATAAGCAAGTAGAAGAGTTTACATTTACTAAAGGTAATGGAGTAAATAGCCGTGCACTTCAAGCAATGAGGTGTGTAGGTGCACTTACATTCCCAGACAATCCAGCAAATCCGCAGGAAGTTAAAGAGAACTTATACGAGTATCTTAATCTACCTGAGTTTAATACATCTATTCCACAACATTACTATGCTTATATTAATGATATTGAAGAGTACGAAGAAACTGGATCATTTGTATTACTTGGTATGGTAAAATCAATTAAAAGAGGAACAGGATGGTCACGAGTTGAAGTTTTGGACAAGACTGGCAGTGTTGGTATATTTGATGAAGAGTCTCCGTCTATTGAGACTGGTCGCACTTATCTCATTCTTGCAAGTGATAATAGGATTGTATCTGCAATACCTGCTGATGAACTAAAGGAATCTAAAAGTTCTTTGGTTAAGTTTTTAAATTATAAGATGTTGCCATACAAAGAAGGAGAACACTTTGTTGTTTCCTTTAAACCAAGAGTAACTAAAGCTGGTAAAAAGATGGCCTCTTTAGTACTTGCAGATGCAGGCAGAGAGATGCATTCAGTTGTTGTTTTTCCAATGCAGTTTGCAAAAGCTTATATGAAAATTGAAGAGGGCAGTGTTTATAAGTTTAATTTTGGAAAAACAAAGGACGGTACTGTTACAATGGATGAAGTAGAAAGTGTTTGATAGTTTATCAATTAAACTAAATAAAGATTATAGACAGATAAGATAATAGAGAAGAGAAAATAATGGTTACGGTAGAAGAAGTTTTAGCTCAGTTAAGCCCAAAGTTGAGAAAGACGGTAATGGCTGGAGATACTATTCCAGCAACAGAATATGCAGCAACACCTAGCTTTGGTTTAAACCGTGCACTAAATGGTGGTTTGCCATATGGTAGGCAAGTATTGGTTTGGGGCTCAAAGTCGTCTGCAAAGTCCTCCTTGTGCCTTCAAATGATAGGTCTAGCACAGAAGGAAGGAAAGGTCTGTGCATGGATTGATGCTGAAATGTCTTACGACAAGAAGTGGGCAGAAAGCCTTGGTGTTGACTCCTCTAAACTTATTGTTTCTCAGTGCCGCACAATCAATGAGATGGTTGACGTTGGCACTAACCTTATGCAGGCTGGAGTTGATATAATAGTTATTGATTCTATTACTTCATTGCTACCAGCAATATATTTTGAAAAGGACTCAGATGAACTTAAGCAACTTGAGAATACCAAGCAAATTGGTGCGGAGTCTAGAGACTTTAGCAATGCATGGAAGATGCTTAACTATGCTAATAATAAAATTAAGCCTACTATGCTTGTGCTTATTAGCCAGTCTCGTAATAACATTAGTGCTATGTATACTAGTCAGCAGCCTACTGGTGGTCAAGCTACTAAGTTTTATTCCTCAACAGTTATTAAATTATTTTCGTCAGAGTCAGATAATCAAGCAATTAAAGGTAAGATTCATGTCGGAGATAAACTTATTGAAGAAAAGATTGGTCGCAAAATTCGTTGGGAACTACAGTTCTCTAAGACTTCTCCTGGCTTTCAGTCTGGCGAGTATGACTTTTATTTCAGGGGAGATAATGTTGGTATTGATAGCATTGGTGATCTTGTTGATACGGCTGAAATGATGGGTATCGTTGAGCGCACAGGTGCATGGTATGTACTACCTGATGGTACAAAAGTTCAAGGTAGGGAAGGTTTTGTTAATAGAGTTAGAGAAGATTTAGATCTACAAGACTCCATTAAGAATAAAATATTAAATGTCTGAAAAATTTAAGATTTTTGCAGGAAAGTTTATTTGTAAAAAATGCAATGAAGAAGTTAATTCTTTAAGGCTTTGGCTAGATAGTGCAGATGTTACATGGATGTGCAGTCAAAAGCATATCTCTAAAGTTCAACTTATATTAACAAAGAAGGATTATGAGCGAGAGAAGTGAGTCAAAAAGAATTGGTGCTAAACAGCATAAAAATTCTGGACGCAATACACACAAGGGTGATGCTACTTGGAAAAACTTTACAGTAGATTTTAAAGAATGCTCAAAGTCTTTTACTTTAAACAAAGATGTTTGGGCTAAAGCAGTTACAGATGCTATTAGAAATGGAAATGATCCTGCCATACTCGTAGTCCTTGGTAACGGAAATTCAAAGGTACGATTAATGATAACTGAATTTGAAATAATGGAACAAATAATAGGAGAAGAAGATGAGTGAACAAACAACACTAGATATGGTAAATGGTCTGTCTGAAATAGCAGACTATATGCAAGATGAAGAGCTAACACAGGCCTTAACTTTTATAGCCAAGGTAATTATTAAGCCAGATATTCCAGCACAAGTCGCTAGTATTGAGATTGTGAGGCTACAAGCAATTGCTGCAAAGATGGCTTTTAAGGCTACATGGATGGCAAATGTTGATAAAAATGACAGGGCAAAAAAGAACATATATTACACAGCAGCAGAATCAATTAACAACTTAGTATCAGCACTCAAATATATCATGCGCTAACATGCTATACTTATATAAAGAAAAGAGATAACATGACAAAAAATTTACTAAAGCAGATCATGATAAAAGAAGTTGAGTCACCAGCAGCGATTGATGCTAAAGAGCTTGTAAAGGCTATTGAGGCAGGATATCTTGTAGGGCGTGAGCCTAAGCATACACAGAAGAAAACCTTTGGTCCTTCTACTATTGCCTATGGTCACGGAGAATGTCCAAGATATTGGTACCTTGCATTTGAAGGAGCAGTATTTGAAGATAATGCTGACCCATATGCTGTTGCAAACATGAGCAATGGAACTTTAGCTCATGGAAGAATTGAGGAAGCATTTAAGAACTCTGGCATTTCTATTGATTCAGAGTTTAAGATTTTTCATGATGATCCTCCAATTTTTGGTTATGTAGATAACTTTATTAATTGGAAGGGTGAAGAAGTGGTTGTTGAAGTAAAGACAACCAACAACGAAGTCTTTGAATATCGCAAGCGTACAGGCAAACCTAAGATGGGGCATGTTGTACAGATACTTATCTACATGAAGATTCTTAAGAAGGCTAAGGGTGTTCTTATTTATGAGAATAAGAATAACCATGAACTTCTTGTTATTCCAGTAGAAGTAAATGATCATTATCGTAAATGGATTGATGAAGCTTTTGAATGGATGAGAGTTGTTCGTAAGTCTTGGGAAGTTAAAGAGCTTCCAACAAAGAACTATAGATCAAATTCTAAGATTTGTAAAAACTGTCCAATTAGAAAAGCATGTGACGAAGCAGGAGCAGGTGTTGTTAAAATAGCATCCCTGGAGGAACTGAGTGAAGCTTTGTAGCAGATGTGATATTAGGTTTAGCCCAAAGGTCAGTTATCAAATTTACTGTAGCCTTGAGTGCAGAGACCTTGCTACAAAAGATAAGATTCAGGAAAGATATCAGATAACTCGTAGACAAAAAAGAAAGGGGAAGGACCGTAGATGCTTAGGTGGATGCGGGACTTCTCTTTCTATATATAACGACTCTGGATTTTGTGCAAACTGTAATGTAAGTGAAAAAGCAGTAAATAAAATGTTAAAGGAATTAAAAGGATTTATTGAGTATGAGCAAGAATAAGTGGGGGATTGAATTGAAGCCAGAGCGTATTTGTGCTATTGATGCAAGCACTAACAGTCTTGCCTATGCAACATTCCACGGGGGATCTTTAAAAGAGTATGGAAAGATTAATTTTGAAGGAAAAGATATTTATGAAAAGGTCATTGACGCTGGAAGAAAATCAAAAGGTTTGTTTGAATACATTGTCAATGTAGATGCTATTGTTATTGAGCATACTGTATTTATGAATAGTCCAAAGACTGCTGCAGATCTTGCACTTGTTCAGGGAGCACTACTTGGTGCAGCTGGTCAATCTGGAATTCGTACTATTGGAAAGGTTTCACCAATAACCTGGCAAAACTTTATTGGTAACAAAAAAATATCAAAAGAAGAAAAAGCTATAATTGTTGCAAGAAATCCTGGTAAGTCTGAGTCATGGTATAAAACATATGAGCGCAACTTACGCAAGCAAAGAACAATTGATTTTATTGAGTTTACATATAATAGGAAAGTTGAAGATAATGATGTTGCTGATGCCTGTGGTATTGGGCATTGGGCTATAAAAAATTGGGGAAAGGCTATAGGTACGGAATGATGGAAAGAGATCCTTTTAGATTTAAGGAAGAAGAGCAAGACGTTACCTTAACAGTCAGGACTCTTGCTCCTACAAAATGGATGCTTTTAGATAAAGAAACTGGTCAAGTTTACCAAGGTAGTCCAAAAGGACACTGGGATAGACTTGAACCAGTAATTAAAGAATATAAGGAGAATAAATAATGCCAGAGTTAAATGCGAACATACCGCCGATAAATTGTTATGTAAGGGGAAACTATTTAAGAAATCATCAAGATAGCCACGATAAATATTTTGAGTGCGTCGTCTTTGGTGTTTCAAGCTTAAAGTCTAGAAGCCCACTCTTTCATATTATGATGCCAGATGGTGGACTATGGTGGCGACTTCCAATTTCTGCGTTCTGTACAGAGCCAGGCATTCCAGAGGTTGATCTTCATAACTTGGTTTTGTGGAACTCATTTAGTCATCACATTGCTGTAACCCAATTTGAAAATTTAACAAACCTTAGAATGTCTTATATAGATAGAACAAAGACAATGCACAAGGGTACATACCTGTTTACATTAGATTGGCACAATCCAGATACGAATGTCTTAGATGACGGATATTCTGAAAGTCCTGCAGACCATAAATGTGGACATGTTATTCAAAGAGATGATGGAAACTTTGCAATCCAGCCTAATAATAGAGTCAGGGTATATGAGCCATCATTTACCCTTGAAAAAGAATATCTAATTGACAGGATAATTAATGAAAGAAAATACGATGTTGAAAATCAGGATAAATGGATTATGGAAAACTCTGATAGGTTTAACTATGAGATTGACGAAAACAAGTTTGACAATTAATACTATGGGTGCTAAACTATATACTTCAGAGATTTTTATGCGTAAGAGATATCTTATGGATAAGAAGACTCCAGAAGAGATTGCAAAGGAATGCGGAACTAGTGTTGAAACTATCTACGTATACCTTGCTAAATTTGGATTAAGGAAGTCAAAGCGATGAGTAAAATACAAAAGATAATGCTAGGAATAGGCATTGCAGGAGCTGTTGGAATTACATATGTTGTTACAGCTTTAAAAGGGATGCCAGAAGTCTTTGATTGGGATGATGATGACGATTTTTAAAAATATTTTTTATGTTTCATATGCAGCATCCAGACAGTTCTTTTGTAAGCATATTAATACATACACTGCATCATGTCCATATACTCGTAAAGCATATACAGATTGTGCAAAATGCTCAAAGAGATTGTCGGTTGAAACAATAGAATGAGCAACAATTTAAACATAACAGTTGATCAGGTCAATCACCCGTCACACTATACAACAGACCCGTCTGGAGTTGAGTGTATTCAAATTACTCGTCATCGTAACTTTAATATTGGAAATGCTTTTAAATATATATGGAGAGCAGGACTTAAAGATGAAGAAAAAACTATTCAAGATTTAGAAAAAGCAATATTCTATATCAAGGATGAAATAAATAGACTAGAGGGCAAATATAATGTCAACTGAAGAAGATCTAGTCAAGCACCTTGACCAAGTTAACACTGTTGTAAGTGAATACCTTAAGGGCAATGATCCTACAGTAATTTCAAAAGAACTAGACATTCCACGAACACGTGTTGTTTCTCTTATCAATGAGTGGAAGACAATGGCATCTGACAATGCTGCAATTCGTGCTCGTGCTAAAGAAGCACTTGTTGGTGCTGATACACACTACAGCAAATTGATAACAAGATCCTATGAAGTTATTGATGAAGCTTCTATGACTAATAATCTTAGTGCAAAGACTGCTGCAATTAAACTTGTTATGGATATTGAGTCAAAGCGAATTGATATGCTACAAAAAGCTGGCCTGCTTGAGAATAAAGAACTTGCAGAAGAAATGGTTGAGATTGAACGCCGTCAAGAAGTTCTTGTTGGAATACTTAGAGACATAGCATCAGAACATCCCGAAGTTCGTGACATTATTATGCAACGCTTATCCGCTATTGCAAAAGAAGGAGAAGTGATTACAGTTGTCCACGATGTTCAATGAGTTTCTAGAAGTACTCAAAGAAAATCATTTTGTTGAAAAACCTGTTGACGCAAAGACATTTGTTGAGTCTCCAGACTATCTTGGGCAACCACCATTATCCGATATTCAATATACAATCGTAGAGGCCATGAGCCAGATTTATCGTAAAGAAGATGTTGTTGATATTATGGGAGATGCAGGTGAAGAATACTATAAAAAATATACGAAGAATGAACTTATACTGCAACTTGGCAAGGGATCTGGAAAAGACTTCGTATCAACAGTAGCCTGTGCATATGTAGTATATAAACTACTATGCCTTAAAGACCCTGCAGTTTATTATGGAAAGCCTGCAGGAGATGCTATTGATATTATCAACGTTGCAGTCAATGCTCAACAGGCAAAGAATGTTTTCTTTAAAGGTTTTAAAAATAAAATTGAAAGATCACCATGGTTTGCAGGAAAGTATAATCCAAAAGCAGACTCAGTTGAGTTTGATAAATCAATCACAGTTTATTCTGGACACTCAGAGCGTGAGTCACATGAAGGTTTGAACTTGTTTATGGCAGTACTTGATGAGATCTCTGGTTTTGCATCAGAGGTAGCAACAGGAAATGAGCAAGGAAAGACTGCTGATAACATATACAAAGCTTTTCGTGGTACTGTAGATTCTCGTTTTCCTGATCTTGGTAAGGTTGTTCTTCTTTCATTTCCCCGCTATCAAGGTGACTTTATTTCTCAACGGTATGATTCAGTTATTGCTGAGAAAGAAGTAATAGAAAAAACACATAAGTTTATTATTAATGAAGATCTACCACACGATAATCCAGACAACAATTTTGAAATATCATGGGATGAGGACAATATACTTTCATATAAAATTCCTAAGATATTTGCACTAAAGCGTCCAACTTGGGATGTAAACCCTACCCGTAAGATTGATGACTTTAAGATTGCATTCTTAACAGACTTAGGAGATGCAATGATGCGTTTTCTTTGTACGCCAACATACTCATCTGATGCCTTTTTTAAGCAAAAGGATAAGCTAATTAGCTGTATGACATTAACAAATCCTGTTGATAGTTTTAGAAGGTTTGCAGAAAACTTTAAACCAGATCCAGATAAAATTTATTATGTTCATGCTGACCTTGCACAAAAGCACGACAAGTGTGCCGTTGCAATTGCTCACGTAGATAAGTGGGTAAATATTCAGGTAATTAAAGATTATGAACAAGTAGCACCTATTGTAATAGTAGATGCAGTAGCATGGTGGGAGCCAAGATCAGAAGGTCCAGTTGATTTATCTCAGGTTAAACAGTGGATTCAAAACCTAAGAAGACAAGGGTTTAACATAGGAATGGTTTCTTTTGACCGTTGGCAATCATTTGATATTCAGCAAGAGCTTAAAGCAGTAGGAATAAGAACTGATACTGTTTCTGTTGCAAAAAAACACTACGAAGATTTAGCAATGATGATCTATGAAGAGCGAGTTGCTATGCCAATGATTCCACTACTCTTGGAAGAAATGTCAGAGTTAAAGATTATGAAGGGTAATCGTGTTGATCATCCTAGAAAGAAATCTAAAGACTTGGCAGATGCTGTTTGTGGTGCTGTTTTTGGTGCCATCTCTCACACCCCAAAGGATATAGATATTGAAATAGAAATTCATACCTGGGGATCAAGTGAGAAATTTGCCAGACAGCAAAGAGCTATGGTAGAATTGGAAGACAGGCAAATGCCTGAAGACGTCAAGGACTTTCTTGACAATTTAAAACTAATATAATAAGGAGAAAAATGAATTCATTTAAGAAAATTGCTTTAGGTCTTGCTGCAGCTATGACCTTTGGCGTTATGTCAGCACTTCCGACAAGTGCTGCTGTAAATGCAGATACCTTCACAATTGATGCAGTTGCTGATACAGTAATTGCTGGTGAGTCTGCAACAGCAGTTGTAACGGTTGGGTTTTTAGCACAAAATACATCAGACACAGTAACAGTTACATCTGGTATGACATCATTGCCAGCAGGTGCTGCAAAGCTAGCAACACTTTCTGTGCTTGAGACAACCAGCGCAGTAGTTGTTGCTGGATCAGGAAACTTTTCTGCAGACGTTGCTTCAACAAGTAATTCTGTTGCAAATGTTTCTGCAAAGCTTTTGGTAACACTAGATACACCATCTGTTCCAGGAACATATGTTGTTAGATTGACACCTTCTTTGAAGACTGGTGTTACTGGTGTTCTTAACTCTGTTCCACTAACATGGACAGTAACAGTAAATGCTCCAGATCTTAAGACATCTGCAGCAACATCAACATCAATTCTTAATGCTGGAGAAACAACATCAGCAACAGCAGATGCAACAGTTTATGCATCAAAGACTGTTTCAGCAGATGCAGCAGCAGTTATTGTTGTTACACAGAAGAATGCAGCAGGCACATCGGTTGCAGAATCTCTTACAGCAATTGTTAGCGGTCCAGGTATGATTGGTGCGGGATCAAATCCAACAACAATCACTTCACAGGGTCGTGCACTTACACTTGCAGCAGGACAACACATTGGTGTCTTTGCTGACGGTACTGCTGGAGTTGGAACAGTTACAATTACAACACAGTCAGGTGTAGTTCTTGCTACAGAGTCTGTAACATTCTACGGAGATATTGCACGAATTGTTGCAACATCAACTAAGTCTGTTATTGCAACAGGATCAAACTCAGATGTTATTTCTGCAGTTGCATATGATGCAGCAGGAGTTACAGTAGGAGCAGGAACCCTATATGCAACATCAGCAGATCTTACAACAATTAGCAATACTGCAACATCAGCGACCATTGTCAATGGTGTAGCAAAGTTTGCTGCAACAGGTGTAAAGACTGGCCTAGCAAATGTAGTAATTTCAAGCGGTTCAGTTGTCTCAAACCCTGTAGCAGTTCGTGTTGAGGGTACAGCAACAACAGTAAAGATCTCATTTGACAAGGCTAAGTACCTTCCAGGTGAGGCAGCAACAATCACTGTACAAGTTCTTGATGCAACAGGACTCACATTGTCTCCAAAGACATATTCAAACCTATTTGCAACTGGCGGTATCTCAACAAACTATGCATTTGGTGGATCTAGCGATGTACTAACAGCAGTTTCTGTAACAACAGATACAGCAACAGTTAAGACATACAAGGTCTTTATGCCACTTGTACAGAACACAGTTAAGATCTCAGCAACTGGTGGATCATCTCTTCCAGTAGCAGGTCAGGTTGTAGTTTCTTCAGAAGCAGTTGTTGAAGATTCTGCACAAAAGGCAGCAGTTGATGCAGCAACAGAAGCAGCAGAAGCAGCAGATGCTGCTACAGCAGCAGCACTAGATGCGGTAAAGGCAGCAGATGCTGCTACAGCAGCAGCTCAGGAAGCATCTGATGCAGTTGCAGCGCTTTCAGCGTCTGTAGCTAAGTTAATTGCTGGACTTCAAGCACAAATTAAATCACTTGCAGCAGTAGTTGCAAAGATTGCTAAAAAGGTAAAGGCTTAATAGCTTAACAATAAGAGGGTCAGTCTTAGTGCTGGCCCTCTTTTTTGTTGCAATAAAATGATATAATAGTCTTAATAGTCATATCACCACTACGACTATAAGGAGTTAAATATTAAAAGATTATTAAGATTGGCCTTGGTATTATCACTTGCTCTATTTCCCCTGCTTTTAGTAATTGATAAAGCACACGCATTGCCAGATTCTTACACTTTGTCAGAGTACAACAATGCCCGTAGTGCTGTTCAATCTGCCGTGGAAAGCGCAACTGCAGAGGTTGTTATTGCTCAATCTAATGTAGATGCAAGCGCCGTTTACCATGAGACTTCTACTGCAACAGGCCAAGTTAACGTGGTTGTTAACGGTACTTTTGAAGACGCTTCCGCCTGGTCAAACATTGGTATGGGATCACAATCTACTATATTAAATTCAAATATTGCTAGAGTCTATAACGGTGTTCTTATTGGCTCCTACACTTATGGGTTTATCTTGCAAACAGGTACTTTTCCATCTCCAACTAGGCAGTTTACATTTTCTTACGACATGTCTAACAACAACAATAATGATGGTAATCGTCCACAAGCAGATGGTTACAGAGTAGAGTTCAGAACCTACAACGCAGCAGGACAGCGCCTAAATTATTACGATACTGGTAATCGTGCAGATATCTTTGCTTGGAGAAACTTTTCCACCACATATACTTTATCTGATGATGCAGTTCGTTGGGATATAGGATTCAGGTTTATAGATAACGGATATTGGAACGGTAACTTTGCTGGAAGTATTGACAATGTAAGTCTAGTTACAGGTGCAACCACTGTGACGCCTGCTTATACATCTTACAATCAAAATTTAGTGACAATCCTGCAGCAAAAACAATCAGAATTGCAAGCCGCTCAAAGTGCTTTATCTTCTTTCCCAGCATTGACAATAAACTCTCCAACTAACCTTGTAGCATCAGTAGAGAGTGGAACAGTCACTTTAGATTGGGATGCGCCTACATCAGGTTTAATTCCTGAACGATATGCTGTATTTTGGTCAATTCCAGGAAATGCTGGTTGGGCAGTTGCATCAACTACGACTTCAATTGTGTTAAATTCACAACTATTTTCTAGCACTGGTGGCTGGGATAAAGATTACACCTTTAGACTTAGATCAGATCACGACACAGCGCCACTATATTCTGGATGGTCTAACGAAGTGACTATTCTTCTTTCTGACCCAACTCCTCCAGTGATTGTTATTATACCTTCAGAAACTAACACAGTAACTACCCCTAGTGAAACAACAACTGTAACAACGCCTGCGCCTAGTGAAACATCAACAGTGACAACACCAACTGGACCAACAGCAGAAGAGATTGCAGCACAAGTCGCAGCGCTAGCACTTGCACAACAAGCAGAAGCAGCAAGAATACAGGCAGAGACAGCAGCATTGATTGCAGCCCAGGCAGCAGCAGCCCAAGCAGAGGCTGAAAGAATTGCTGCAGAAGAAGCAGCCAGAGAAGCAGCTAGAATTAAAGCAGAAGCAGAGGCCCAAGCGGAGGCTGATCGTATAGAGGCGGAGATTGAAGCAGCAAGAATTCAAGCAGAAATAGAAGCCAAGGCAGAAGAAGATCGCATTGCAGCAGAACTTAAAGCAGCAGAAGAAAAAGCAGAAGCGGAAGCAAAGGCAGAGGCTGAACGCATAGAGGCAGAGCGGATTGCAGAAGAAGAAAGAATTGCGAAAGAAGCAGAAGAAGAAGCTGAGCGTATAGCAGCAGAAGAAGAAGCCATTGAAGAAGCAAAGGCAAAAGCAGAGGCTGAAGCACTTGCAGAAGAAAAAAGAATTGCTGAAGAAGCAGAGGCAAAAGAATTAGAAGAAGAAAAGGCTGCTGAAGAAGAAGCTCAGGCAAAAGAAGAAGAATTAAATGAGATTCTTAAAGATGCTGAAGATGGTAAAGAATTAACTGAAGAGCAAAAGGAAGTTGTCGTGGCAGCACTAATAGAAGATCTTAAGCCAGGAGAATCAATTTCAGCAGCAGAAGTACAGGCATCTGGAATTTCATACGCAGATCTTCCACCAGAAACACCAGTAGAACTACGCACTGACGAAAATGGAAACGCACTTGTTATTACTGCTGAAGTTGCTGCAAACATAGAATTGGTTCAAGACCCAGGGGCATTATTAGAAGCAGCATTTACTGATCCAGGAGCAGCTTTAGCAGCACTTGGAAGTATTGGTGCAGACATGACAGAGGCAGAAAGAGAAGAAGCTACAGAGATGGTGGTAGCAACAGTAGTAGCAGCAGGAGCAGCAATTAATGCAGCAGCAGTTGCTGCAGGTGGAGCAACAGGTGGAAGCACAGGTGGAGGAAGTTCTGGTGGAGGCTCAGGAGCTAATTCACCAGGTTCAAGAGGAGGAAGAAAATGGTAAGAATACTAAAGAATATAGTTAAGGATCTAATAGACCAGGCATGGACTCTCCTTGGAATGTTTATTGCCTGGGTAGTTTTGGACGGAAGTGCAAAAACTATAGTTGGATACGGAATCATAGCAACCACAGGTCTATGGATATTAACTAGTCCTTTTAGAAACAAAGAAGAGTAGTATAATACAAATTATGAAGAAAATATTGTCTATCGTATCTGCAGGAGTGCTTTCATTAGCCCTAACTTCATGCGGTATGCTAGAAAATAGATATCGTTATGAATGCCATGACCCAGCTAACTGGTATAATAAAGAGTGTAATCCACCAATCTGCTTGGCAGATGGATTATGCAGTAAAGATATACTTGGTTTTGATCCTTTGGAGGGTGGCGTAAGTGAGTAAAAAAAGATATACATCAGATGAACTAGATGCACGATTAAAGTTTTTCCTTGGAATGACATTAGGAACAATCCTTTTGTTTACAACAATGGGTATTCTATATGCCCTTGTTTTTGTAACACAACCAATAGGTGAGCAGTCAGAAAATGATAAAATGTTTTTCAATGTTTTGTCATCTGTAGCAACATTTATTACTGGCACACTTGCTGGTATTTTGATTGGTAAAAATGGCGGAAGCTCAGAAGTTACACAGCTTTATCAACTAGATGATCAACAGTCTATTCAGACATCTGCACCTACTGTAACAGTAGATGATTTTGATGATCTTGATGATTTTATTGACTAAATAATAAATTACTTGACACTATATAGGGTAGATGATATACTTAAAGGTAATCATCTAAAGGGGTTTATGCATGACTTGTATTGCTGTAGTAAAACATGAAGATAAAATCTACATGGCTGGAGATCGTGGTGCCTCTGATGATGGAACTATTTTAGCACTTGATGCTCCAAAAGTTTGGAAAATAGGACCATACCTTATTGGGTATGCTGGTGCAATGGACGGAGAAAGAATCCGTTATAACTTTAAACCAACACCTCCAAATATTAAAGATACTGATAAGTTTATGCAGACTAGGTTTATTAAAGAGCTTCGTGAATTCTATAATGAGTTCTGGGTTGACACATCTAAGGATGGAGATCTTGGTTTAATTATTGGAGTTCGTGGTGAGATATATGAGCATAGTTCTGCTGATATGTCTTTATCTAAATATACCCTGCCATATTTGGCTATGGGTTCTGGAGCTGAGTATGCTTATGGAGTTTTGTATGCAACAGATAAACAAAAGAATGCAAGAAATAGAGTTATGTCTGCGGTAAGTGCAGCGATAAAATTTAGTCCATCATGCATGGGTCCAGTTGACATAGTAAGTCTTTAGAGATATACTTTATATATGAGCGATGAATTTGATGAAATTTTAAAAGACATTCAAAGAAAAGAGTCAGACTTCAACGAGTTTGATATTTGGCTTGAAAATGGAATTAGCAGAGGCTGGATAACAGAGCCATTCTGCAATACTCATGATGGAGATCCATACATGACAGAAGAAGAAATGCAAGAATGGCAAGATGGCGGAGATCCTTGCCAAGTAGTGTTCAAAATAAAAGAATAATAAACAAACAACAATAAAAGGGGTAAAAATGAAGAAAATCGTAGTAGTTTTAGCATCCATTGCAATGTCACTAATTGCAGTTCAGCCAGTACAGGCACAAGATCAAAAGGTATTAGCAATTATTGATACAGCAATTGATTCATCAAGAATGCCAAATGTAATTCATGAGGTATGTTTTACTTATAATGACACATGTAATAACAAGGCTGGCTACCATGAAGGCCCAGGATCTGCCCAGATTAATGACTGGAAGATTAAGGGTGCACTTCATGGATTTAGCATGGCTCAAGTTGCAGTTCAGGCAGACCCAAATGTAAAGATTGTTTTTATCAGAATCTCTGATGAAAAGGTATACGATACATTTTCCATGATTCGTAATGACGGTGGATCAATTGCTCGTGCTATTGATTGGGTATCAAACAATGCAGCAAAGTTTAACATCAAGGCTGTTTCTATTAGCCAGTCACGAAGCAACTTTCCTGTAGGTACATGTCCGTCTGATAGCTTGTTTGAGTCATCAGTGAGCAAGCTAAAGTTACAGAATGTTCCAACATTTGTAGCAACTGGAAATGATTCAAAGAAAAATCAAATTGGATTCCCAGCATGTGTATCAGGTGTATATTCTGTTGGTGCAACAGATGCCAACAACAACGTAATTAAATCAAGTAACATTAATGCAACAACTAGTCTTCTTGCTTTTGCATGCTTTAGCTTTAATAAGCAGGCATGTGTAGAAACAGTAGATTATTTTGGAGTTAAGAGGCCAGTAGTTGGAACATCTACTGCTACAGTTCTTGCTGCTACTCTTGCTATTAACAAGAATGTTACTGGTAGTTTTGACCAGTTCTTGTTAACACTTCCAAAATCAAACAACTATCCATATATATCTAAGTAAGAGGTTTTGGTCTGTAGCTCAGTTGGCAGAGCGGGGCACTGTTAATGCCCATGTCGCAAGTTCAAATCTTGCCAGACCAGCAATGCGGAAGTAGCTCAATGGTAGAGTACTACCTTGCCAAGGTAGATGTTGCGAGTTCAAGTCTCGTCTTTCGCTCCACAACATGATATAATAATGTTGTACTGCCTACGGGGGTACATTAACTTATTCGCTTGAAAGGGGAATAACATGGTAAGTAATTTCGCAATGGATCTATTCAATGATCCTTTTTTTATTGGATTCAATAGGGATCTAGGTCGCTTAAATAGCGCACACAAAACAAACACAACATCATATCCTCCATATGATCTTCTTAAACTAGATGAAGATGCATATCAGATCTCACTAGCTGTTGCTGGTTTCTCAAAGGAAGATATTGATATGTCAGTAGAAAATGGAACCCTTATTATTAAGGGTGCAATTATAGAAGTAACAGATGCAGAAGTAATTCACAAGGGTATTGCATCAAGAAAGTTTGTAAGATCTTTTGCTCTTGGAGAATATATGGAAGTAACTTCTGCAGAACTTAAGGATGGTATGCTACATATTAATGTAGTTCGTATTGTTCCTGAAGAAAAGAAACCAAAGTCAATTAAAATCAAGTAGTATAATATAAAAGTCGGGGGAGACAGCGACATTAAATACCTGGCATGCCTCACGTAGGACCTTGGGATGGATTAGTTACCTATTCTATATACGACCTGGGCCATAGTGCTTGAATCGCCTACGTGAGGCTCTTAATATATGCTATAATAATTACATGAAATCAATCTATGAGATACCTCTTAATTCTGCTGAAGGACAACCAAACTTTCTTGATCAGTTTAAAGGTAAGGTAACAATGATAGTAAATACCACAGTAGGCTGTGGAAATGCTAATCAGCTAGAAGTTTTACAGTGGCTTCAAGATAAGTATGGCGGAGAAGATTTTCAAATTGTTGCTATCCCTACCAATGACTACTGTGGTCCTGGAATAACAAAGGGTAAGTGGTCTGAAGGAATTACATGTGGCCTAGATTCTAAAAATTATGGACAAGATGTATACAATGTTACATTTCAGTATTCAGAGCTGGTTGGGTCCAATCCAAATTCAATGGTTGTTAAAGAAAATGGAACAAATGGATTAGGTCAGAAAAATTTACCACCACACCCAATGTATCAAGAGATAGAAAACCAAATGTTAGGTCTTATTGATATGCATCGCAAACTAGGAATAACACCTTCAGAAGAATACTATTCTTGGTGGCTAAATCTTGGTCATATCAGTGGTAGTCAAATGGGTGGAAATTTTGAGAAATACCTAGTTGACAAAGATGGTTATGTGATGAAGCACTATCAGTGCACTGTATTAAACTATGATATAGAAAAAACACTAAAGGATACACTTACTGATGCTGGAATGCCAGTAGTTATGGGTATGGGTAGATCTAAAAAAATCTTTGAAGAAGAGTACCAAGTAGTTTGTAACGACATAGAGTTAGCAATTGCTGGTAAAAAATCAGAAATTAATCCAGAATCCATATAAAGATATAAACTGATATTATATTAATATGACTGACAAAGAGTTGGCACATTATAATAAGCAACAGTTTAAAAAAAGACTTTCAGAAATTAAAGAAAATTCTGGGTGCATGGATTGTGGAGTTAAAAACCCTATAGTCTTGGACTTTGATCACCTAAAAGACAAAAAATATAATATTTCAAGAATGATTCACGATGGATTTTCTTGGGCAGCAATTAAAAAAGAAATAGAAAAATGTGAAGTAGTTTGTGCTAACTGTCACAGAATAAGAACACATATTCGTTTGACAAAAAAAGCTTCGTAGTGATATAATAGAATGTTACATCTAACAGGAGGAAAAGATGGCGGTAAAAGGTAGTTTAGAAGCAATCATTGAAATTGCAAAGAAAGAGATTGGTACCATTGAGGGTCCAAAAGATAATGAAACAAAGTATGGAAAATGGAGTGGGGCTAATTTTCAACCTTGGTGTCAGTCATTTGTTTCATGGTGTGCATTTACTTCAGGATTAAACCCAAATAAATACCCTAAAACTGCTTCAACAGTAGCAGCATCAGACTGGTTTAAGAAAAATAATCGTTGGGCAGATGCTCGCAATGATGATCCAACACCAGGAGACTGGATCTTTTTTGATTTTCCAGATGATGGTGTCAATAGAATTTCTCACGTGGGTCTTTGCATTAAGAATAATGGCGATGGAACCATTCAAGTTATTGAAGGAAACACATCTGGCACTGCAAAGGGAGACCAGCGCAATGGTGGAATGTGCGTAGAAAAAACTCGTGCATATGTAAAGAATAAAAAAGGTATTATTAATGCTGTTGTAGGTTGGGGTCGTCCAGTTTATGCTGGAGAAGAAAATCTTCCATTGCTTTCAAAAGGTGAAACAGTTGCAAAGAATACTACAGCGTCTACTGAGGTTGCACCTGCTCCAGTTAAAAAGGAGTTCAAGCCTTTTAAGGTTGGATCAAAGGGAGATGCAGTTAAGAAGGTTCAAGAACTTCTTAATATAAATGCAGATGGTGATTTCGGTCCAGGTACTGAAAAGGCAGTTAAAGCATTTCAGAAGAAATCTTCTTTGCCAGTAACAGGTATAGTAGATCAAGCAACTCTTAGAGCATTGAGAGGAAAGTAATATGGAATCAACAAAAAGAACACTTCTTAAAACATTAAGCTGGGAAACATTTCACCTGGTTGGTGTTGCTGGCGTAATCTATTTGTTTACTGGAGAATGGGAATATGCCAGCCTTGGTGCATTAATTTATATTGGCTGGGAAGCTATTGGATACTTCTTACATGAAAGAGTGTGGGCAAGGTTTGGTAAAAAGGTTAAATAATGATTACAATAAATACAATAGATTTTATATCAATAGAAGAAATAAAATCTAATCCAGACAAATATAAAAAAATATATTTAGAAGATAAAATTATTGTATTTAGAAATGCTAATTTAAATAAAGAAGAACAAACAGACTTAATGCTCTTTTTTGGGGATTTGTTTGGATGGTGTCCTAACTCAAAAAATCCTATAACTCCAGGATATATAGAAGACCATCATAAACATATGAAAAGCGACAGAGATACTAGCAAAGAAGAATTAATGCTTGCATGGCATACAGAGCATGTTCAAGATCAAGAAGATCCTCATCTTGGAGCAACATGGAGAATGGAAAAGTTTGTATGCGATGAAGATTCTGGACATACTTATTTTGTTGATATGACACAAATGTTTAACAGTTTAAGTGAAGAAGATCAAACATTTCTTTCTAAATGTATAAATAAGCTTGATACAGTTGAGTTTAGAGATGATGGTAAAGATATAGCTGAGATAAAGGTTTTAAAAGAGTTTGATTGTATAAAGATTCATCCAATGACAGGAGAAAAAACTGTAAGACTATCACTTTTTGCGGAAAATGGTCAGCTAAATAACTTATCTAAATTTGATGGAAGAGAACCAAGCAAAGAAGAAAGTGATAAGTATAGAAATCTGATTTCATGGATTTGCAAAGAAGTATGGACAAATCAAGATATTAGGATGGTTCTTAAATGGAGGCAGGGAGATCTTGCAGTTCCAGATTTATTTAAGCTTGCACATTCGGTAAGTGGTGGTTTTACTAAAAATCAAAGAACCCTACAAGGACAATTTGGTAAATTAATGCCTTGGATAGAAGGAAGCAATGCATATTAAAGATAATTATATTATTTCTACTGTAAAGGAAAATATTTAGTGGCAATTTATGAATATGATTGTATGAAGTGTGCACAAAGATACTCAAAAGAAAGATCTATTAAAGAAGATGATCCAGGGTACTTCTGTGACATTTGCAATTCTTCATTAGTTCGTGTATACTCTAATGTAGGAGCAGTTTTCAATGGTAGTGGATTTTATTCCACTGATAATAGAAAGAGGTAGTGCAAATGACCACAAGTGTTGCTGAAGATACCGAAAAAAAAGAATGGACATTGAGTCCAATAGATCGTTGTGATTCATGTGCAGCAGAGGCATTAGTTAAGGTTTCTGGTATAAATGGAGACTTAATGTTTTGTGGCCATCACTATAATAAGATTATGGATAATCCAGAAGGTTATGCAAAAATGATGTCTTTTATGATTAGCATAGTTGACGAACGTGATAAGTTAATTGAAAATAAAGCAAAGGGGAAAGATTACTAATGGGAAAACATCTAGACAAAATGCAAAGAGCATTAGCTCAAAGACAAGCAGGAACATACGCCAATGGACAGAAGAAGCCTGGATCAATGAATATTAAGAAGACTGGCTATAGAGGTCAAAGAGCAAAGGGATCTAAGTAAATGTATGAGTACTATGTAAGAAAAGTAGAGAACGTAGTAGATGGAGATACCATTGACGTTCTTATTGATTTAGGTTTTGATATTTTGTTTCATTCCCGTGTAAGATTAGCTGGTATTGATACACCTGAGTCTCGTACAAAAGATCTTAAAGAGAAAGCTCTTGGTCTTGAGTCTAAAGAGTATCTTAAGAAGGCTCTAAAGGATGCTAAGTCTGTTGTAATCAAGACTGAGAAGATGGACTCATCTGAAAAGTATGGTCGCATTTTAGGGTGGGTTTACATTAATGGTGACACAGTATCCCTTAATGATATGATGATTAATGATGGTTATGCTTGGGGATATATGGGAGATACTAAAGTAAAAGATTTTGACGCACTTGCTAAAGCTAGAAAAAAGTCTGGCAAATGATTATTGCTTATTACTTTACTGCAGACTGGTGTGCTCCTTGCAAAAAGGTAAGGCCAATTGTAGAAGAGATTAATAAGGATAGTATTGTTAAGTTTAAGATTATAGATGTGGACTCTGAGATAGAGTTTGTTAAAGCTTTTGAAATTAAATCAGTTCCAACCTTCATTATTATTAAGGATAGCGAGATAGTAAACAGAGCTACTGGTTTTCAAACAAAAGACAGCCTTTTGGAGATGTTAAATGTTTAGTGATGAAGAAATAAGCAAGGTAGTAGATAACCTTATACTTGAAGGTGGCATTGAATATGCTGGTGTTGATCCAGAAAGTGGAGAAATGCTATACTCAATTACTCCTAAAATAAAAGATCTTATGCCAGACCTTTATGATGAACACCTAAACTTTGTCAATGCTGACCTGATGTCTTTATGGCAAAAGGGTTTTGTAGATATAGACTTCTTCAGTGACGACCCACTAATAAATATAAATGATAAATATTATGATGAAAATGAGGTAGCAAAGCTGTCTAAAGAAGAAAGATGGTCTTTGCGGGAGCTTAAGAGGGTCATAGATTCACAAGAACTCTGATATAATCAGAGTATAACTGGGAGGTTGTTATGCCATATAAGGTTGGAGCCAAAGGCTCTTATGGATGTTCAGGGTATCCTGCAGTAAAAGAGGGTGGAGAAGTAATGGGATGCCATAAAACTAGGGCAGAAGCTGCTGGTCAGATATATGCAATCAATCGTAGTGAAGGAAATATAGGTAAAGGTATGCCAAACTTAAAAGAAGGCGATTTTGCCATGACAGCACACGGATCTGATGAAGAGGTTCATATTGGTCAAGTAATTCATGTTATGCGTGAAGGCATGCTTGGTATGCCTGGTGGAGAGTATTCTCTTGAAGCATCTTCAGAAAATCCAGCAGTACTGATTCAATTATTTGAACAAGATGAAAATGGTTTATGGGAAGCAACAAACCTATATACAGGATGTATGATGTCACTCATGGTTGCTATTGATCCACTTCCACAAGAACCAACTGCAGAAGAAGTTGCAATGGGTATGTATGATGCATCAATCGGTAAAACTGATTGTTGCCCAGATGAATTAGAAAAGCAAGCACCTTGTTGGGATGGATATGTTCAGCGTGGAATGAAACCTGGAAAAAATGGTAAAAAAGTTCCTAACTGTGTACCTGCTGAAAAAGCAGATGATCTCTGGGAAGATGATGACACGGTTGAATATGATACAGATTCAGTATCAAAGGCTGAAGGTTACTCACCACCAGAAGGAGCAAGATCAGCTGCTCGTAAAGCAATTAAGTTTAAGGAAGATGGTAAGGCCACTGGTGCAGGAACCGCAGTTGGTTGGACACGTGCAGGACAGTTAGCAAGAGGAGAAACAATTTCTCTTAGTACTGTTAAAAGAATGTACTCATACTTCTCACGTCATGAAGTAGATAAAAAAGGTAAAGATTGGGGCAACCAAGCAAACCCTTCTAATGGATACATCATGTGGTTAGCTTGGGGCGGAGATGCAGGATTTTCTTGGTCACGAGGAATTGTTGAGCGTGAAAAGAAAAAGACAGTATGGGTTGGAAGCGCATTTAGTTTTAGAGGTTAAAAATGATATCAAACCTGCTTATTGGCTTGACATTCATAATCCTTTGCTCTATAATTATAAGAGTAGTAAAAAACCGTAAAAAGCATTTTGCTAAACTTGTTTATACTCAAAGCAGTATTCATCAAATAGTAAAAAGTTTTTTACCAAAAGATCTTTTTGAGGTACCAAAAATGCTTTCTCAATCAAGAAAGCATGTTCGTAATAATACGGTAAAGGTGCTGATAATAGAAGATAGTGCATACTGGGTACATAACAATATGTTCTATGTGGCAGATGCAGTAGATGGGGAAGTAGACTCAGAAACTGTTAGGCCAGTTGACACAAACAATATGTCAAAGCGGGATATTGATAAGATGCTATTCATACTGGATAGCTTGAAGAATGGAAATTCTGATGATAGTAGCAGTACATGGAACGGCTGACTTTAATAATTACCAAGTCTTTCTTCGTGCCATGAGTGTTGCTCTTTCTGGGATGCAAGATGGAGACAAAGAGTTTACAGTTTATTCTGCTGGGCCAGCTTCAATAAACTCTTTTGTTTCTGAGTTTTGCAATCTATCAGAAAGAGGCATGAAATCTCGTGGAAGAAAAATTAGGTTCTATAAAGTTCCTGCTTCCTGGGTTGAAGAAAACATATCTAGCGTAAACTATCTTGCATTTTTGGGTAAGCCAAAGCAGGCTGTATCAAGACTTGTTACAACTGCAGAAAAAAATAATATTGAAGTCGGAATTTTTAGATACTAAGGGGTAAAAAATGATTGTAAAAGATTTAAAGACAATGGAACAGATTGTAGCAAAGAACTACAACTTACATTGGGATGGTTGGACAGTTGTAGAAACTAAGCAGTCTGATGTTGCCAAGACTGCTGTTAATGGAATTCGTCGTAATGGTAAATGGTTTTTGGCAAAGACATTTGTACCTGATCGTAATGGCTGGGATATTCCAAATAGATATAAGGAATAAAAATGAAGCAACACTTATGGAAAGATGAAGGTGCTTGCTTTGGATCAGATACAAATTTATTTTTTGATAAATATGAGGATGATGAGCTTATTAGACCAATCATAGACAATCTATGCCAGTCATGCCCAGTTCAAAAGATATGTTTTGCTAACGGTGTATCTAGCAAAGAGTGGGGTGTCTGGGGTGGTATATACTTAGAGAATGGTGAAATATCACGGGAGTTCAGCAGACACAGGACAAAAGAAAAATGGGGTGAGATATGGAAATCTCTAACAATGGAGAAGATGTAACTAGCTTTGAATCAATGTGTGCCATACTTGGTGAACTTTGGATGGACTATAAGTCTGATAAATACTTTAAAGATTTTATTGAGTACAATGATATTGGTCTGCCAATTGCATTTTTAGTTGATAACGAATTGGTTGAACCAACAGTATTAGCAAAGCAATATGTTTATGAAACATGGGATATTTTTCTTGCAGCATTAGAAATAAAAGAAGATATTGGCTGGGAATCTTTAGAAGATCTGTTTCATTATGTAGATAAGAAAGATAATAGATAATGTATACAGACTCAATGCGTAGAGCCTTTCATGCTATTCAGGCACCAAAAGGTTTTTCAGTACAGCTTATTGACAATGAACACTTTCTTACTATAAAATTAGATGAAAGACATTTTACACATCTAACACATGATGAAAAAATAGCAGCATTACAATATGTTGTTCAACTCAAAAATGCACTAGAAATGGAAGGCGCAATAGTACTAGTAACAAGAGAGGCGTTGGCATAATATATGATAGAAGTTATAGTCATACTTGGATCTTTACTTTTTATTTCATTATCTGTCCTGTCAGTATTATCTGTTAAGGTTAGAGCATTAAAAAATAATGTAAAAAAACTTTCTGTGGCATATTCAAAAATTGAAAACTTGATGTCATCTCAAACCAAACTAGATAATGATGCTCACCAAGAAAGCTTTATTAAATTTCTTTCTGATTCTCGTGACTCAGCATTTGATTATATTGAAGAAGTTCAATCTGGAATAAATGACTTTGTATCTAAAGTTGACCCAGTAATTAATTATTTTGATGAGCATGGGGACATAATGGGTATGATACCTAACTATGATAATATGAAGAAGATATCTGTTGAATTTAAAAAGTTAAAAAAACTATTACCAGAGGAATCTAAATGAAAGATATAATACTATCAACACTAACAGGTTTTGGATGCGGTGTCGTGTTCGCAGCATTCAAATTGCCAGTACCAGCACCACCAGTTTTTGCGGGAGTCGCAGGAATTATTGGTCTATGGATTGGCTTTACAATACTAACACGAGTTATATCCTAGGAGGAAAACAATGAATACAGAACAACTAAAGGCACTGCTAGCATCATATGGTCGCTCAGTACTTGCATCAGGACTTGCCCTATACATGGCAGGAGTAACAGATCCAAAGGATCTATGGACAGCACTAGTTGCTGCAATCGCTCCAGTAGCCATTAGAGCACTCAACCCTAACGATAAGGCATTTGGTGTATTGCCAGATGCTAAGGCCGTAGATGAGGCTCTCAAGGCTGCTAAGGCACCTGTAAAGAAGGCTGCCAAGAAGAAGGCAGCTGTTAAGAAGACTGCTGCAAAGTAGTTATATTATGGAGGCCAGCCTAGAAATAGGCTGGTCTTCTTTTTATGCTATTATTAATTAATATGTCAAATACAGCTCTAATAATGTGTACTTACATAAGGTTTGAAAACCTTAAGACTACTTTACACTGCCTAAATAATCAAACAGATAAAGGCTTTGATTTTTATATTGTTGATAATTCAAACCGAAATGAAAAACTTTTAGCCTATTTAGATAAATATAAAGGTAATTTAAAAATCTCTGTTCATAATTATTTAAATGATTTTAAACAGTTTGCCAGGTTCTTATTGGCAAGAGACCTTGCTGAGCAAGGTTATGAAAAAATAATATTTATTGACGATGATGAAATAGTTCCAAACACTTTTATAGAAGAATGCCATAGACAATATGAAAGAGACTGTGTAAAATCTTTTTGGTCACATAGAGTTAATTCAATATACACAAGAAAGATTAAGATTGTTGGAAATGAACTAGGTAACTATGCTGGAACAGGTGGTCTTATTTGTGAGTCTAAGCTATTCTTAAATGATGACTTTTTTGATTGCCCTGAAGAATACTGGATTATTGATGATCTGTGGTTATCTTATTATATATTAAAGTTTACAGACTATAAGATTAAAGAACTTAGAACAAATATTGAATTCATAAAGGACAGAAAAGCAACGTTTATGACTCTTGGAGATTTGAAACAAAGATTCTCAGAAGAGTTTATCCTTCCAGAATCTGAAGGTATTGATTCTTTAGAATAGATGGATCAAAGTTTTTAAACCCAATAGTTGCAGCTTTTTCTTTTTCTACTGTGTTGTCATTACTAAAATAGTTATCAATCATTTTAGCAAGCTCTTTGGGGTCAGCCTCATATACATCTAATAAAGTTCTTGTCATCAGTGTACTTATTTTTTGTGAAGGAGCTAGCCAATCTTTTGGAAGTATCTGGTTATTCGGAGATATGTCAGTCATAAAAACTGGTAGACCACTCACTAGTGCCTCATTCATTGGCAAACACAGCCCAGCATACCTTCTAGGTAGTATCATGGCGTCAAAGCCCTCATACAGGCTCTGGTGGCTATCTGGGTTTGAAGTATCAATAGTTAATCTTGGATCATCACACCTTATATCTAAGTGACTTTGAGTTTTAACTACCAGCTCGTAATCAACAACAGAATAATTAAGCATTTCAATTACTGTGTTAGTACCGTTTCTATCTTTAACTGCAGCCTTGCCAGCAATGTGTAATAGTCTTTTATGTGTTCTACTTGTATTTATTTCTTTTGCATTAGAAAATAAATTAGTTTCAGTAGGTGGGGGTAAATAAACAACCTTTGTTCTGTCACCAAACTTGTCAACAACATCTTCAAAATTCCATAGGCTTGGAGCTATTAAAATATCTGGCAACTCTAAGTCTGGATTTGCTAAATGATCTAAAAATTCATAATTATATTGAAGTACAGTTTTAACTTTTCTTTTTTTTGCTATAGAAACAAAGGATTGATTATAAAATATTTCACAACTAAGAACAACATCAAGGCCACTTAAAAACTCATATATCTCTTCTTTGGATGCCATACCACGCTTAGTTGTCAGGCAGTTGTATCCTTTATACCACTCTGGATGTTGAGGATTATTGTTAAATGGCGAGGAATCAATAAGAAGAACTTTATCAGGATTAAGCATCTTAACAAGCTCTCTAGTCTGATTACCCAAACCAGTGTTGTCAGATCTTGCAATTATTCCTAGCTTCATAAATCCATTTCTTTGTATAAGTGTTTTAATCCTTTTAGTGTTCCAATATCCATGTACTGACCACCAGGTCTAACTGCCTTGATGTTAGCACCCTTAGATATCCACTCTTTTAATTGTTTTCCTGGATGATCTAGTTCAGGGTCAATATATCTTATCATATTCTTTCGGAATAGCATTGTACCCCACATGTCTGCATAATCACAATTGTCTACCTTATCTTCAGATTCAATAACTTTACCATCAACAACTTTGACTTGTCCTACCCTGCCTTTTAATTCTTCACTACATTCCCAAATACCAAGAACCAAGTCTGCTTTATCTTCTTTCATCATTTCTTTGTAAATATTAACTTGAGCATTTAATATATAGGTATCTGGCATGCCAATAAGAACGGTATCATTGTAATCACCAATCATAAATTTAACTGCATCAGACATTGTGGTTGGTTCACGGACGATTAGCTTAATATTCATATCCATATTCTGAATTACAGGAACCCACTCTGGCCTAGTTGATACACGAACTTCGTCACAAACTTCCAGCATTTGTTCTACATGCCATTGAAGCAAGCATCTTTCATCAGAAATAGGTAAGCAAAACTTGGGTATACCGCCAATTCTAGATGCCTTTCCAGATGCTGGCAAAACTCCTATTGTATGCATTATTTTAACCCGTAATTCTTTTTTAGAGTTGCTATATCATTTACTGGCCAATAGTCTAAAGATTTAGTTGGATCATTAAATGGGTACTTATACTCTCCCCATCCTTCTCTTGTTCTATCTCCACCCCACTTAGACTTAAAGTAATCATGAACACCGTCAATATTTATCTTTAGTCCATCTATTGTTGCACCACCATCTACTTGACATGTCACATCAACTTCTGCTGACGCAGCATTAATTCTTAGAACATAGCTTATAGGTGTGTTAGAGTGTATGAATTGATTGCGCCAAGATAACACAAGATCTGATTTAGTATCAGGTATGAGTTGCTCTTCAAGCAACCTACACCTATGATCCCAATCACAATCATCAAAATTATAAGGGTAAAAATTTTCATCAAAATATCCAATTGCCTCAACTAACCTTTTGTTTATTCCAGCAAGATGCCAGCCATGCTGTGTTCTAAACATTAATCCATTAAAATCTTTTAGCATCTCAACAATATGTGAAAAAGGTTTATTAAATAACATTGAAGATGAAACAACAAAAGTCCAGTCATGGTCTTTTTTTAGTCCTATATTCCACGCTCTTGCAAGACCAATATTTTCTGACTGGTACTCTACTTGAAACCCGTATTGTTTTTCAAATACTTCACACTCTCTGTTGCCACTGTTATCTATAATTAAAACATTTTTATCTCGTATAGACTCCATGCACTTATAAATTCTTTCTGTTACCCTATAAACAGGTATACAAATTAAATAATCAATCTCAGTATCTGTTTGCATAAATATATCCTCCTCTTTCTGGGCTGCCTAAAATTTCTAAGCCAAACTGCTTGGATAGTTTTTCAACCATAATTCCAAATTTGCCATTAAAAGATTTGTCAAACTCAAGAGTTAGATACTTAATCTTTGCAAGTATTTCTGCGGGGGTATTAATTATAAGATCAAATTCAGCACCTTCAATATCTATCTTCATAACATCTACATCTTTAATATCATATAAATCAACAAGGTCTTTAATTGTAATAGCTAAAACGCTTGTAGATTCAGACGTGTTTTTACTTACTATGCTGCTATTACCACCCTTGTTTGTAATAGAAACATTCTGTGATTCATGCCAAATAGCATTAGGAACCACTGTAATATTTTCAGTTGGATTATTTTTAATATTTTCTTTAAGTAACACTAGGTTGTGTGGCTCAGGCTCAATTGCATAAACTTTTATCTTGTTTGTATCATCTCTAAACTTATTAAAATTATCTACATATAGACTGACAGAACCAATATTTGCACCAATATCAATAAATACTGCATCATCTTTAAACTGATATTCATGTATTCTATAAACATTTTCATTCCACGTTTCATCAATTACTTTATAGTCTAAGTTATGATCATCGCTTGGATCATCTAACAATTCTCTAATTTCAAAGGAGTAATTTTCATTTGCTGTTTGATAGTTCATATTTCTAGCTCCTTTAATATGTGCTGCCATCTATGTCTATATGTATAGTTATTCTTAACTAACTCATGTCCTGTTTCTCTAATTAATTCACGCTCTTCATCGTGGGTTAGGTAGTAATCAATTAATTCTTTTAACTGATCAAAGTTACCATATTCATAAAATACAACATGCTTTTTATCAACAAATTCTTTTTCAATCCCAGGAACATAAGGGTGAATTAAAAATCCACCACGACCAAGAGTTTCGTATATTCTGTCTGACCAATAATCAGGGTAGTTAAAGTTCAAACACAAAGTATCTCCAACAACTACCTTAGTAGACCAGTAAAGCTTATTAAGCCTCATACCCCTTATAGACTCTATGCCACCACTTCCATAGTGTTTAAACTTATTGCCATAGGTATCTTCAAGCCAGTCTACCAGTTTTGTTCTATATGGCCATTCAGAATGATAATTTTTGCTGCCAACAAAAAGAACATTTCTATTTGTTTCTACTTTTCTATACCTACACTCTTCTTCAAATACGCCTGCTGGAAGATAGTGCCCCTTCACAGCAGTTTCTTTATTAAACCATTCAGCCATTTGGCTATCAACAGTAAAAAAGTGACCAATTTTTTTATATACTGGCATAATCTTTAAATCTTTTTGGCGCTGTAGTCCAAACCATAAGTCAAGATGATATGTCATGGTTGGAATATTATTTTCCTTTAACGTATCAAGTACTTCTTCCATATCTAATGACCCTGGAGTTTTCCATCCATGTGTATGTATCCAAATAAACAAGTCAGACTTCAATGCTGTAGCTAATATATGCTCAGACTTTGCATCAGTTTCTTGCATACGAACAACATTGTGTCCTAATGATTCTAGCGACTTAGCATGGTGACTTTCACTTGTAAAGTCTACACGAAAGTTTCCTAAAAATGTAATGTTGGACACAACTACCCCTTTGTTTTAATTATTATACCAGAATAGTACCCCTGATTGGATTTGAACCAACGACCTGCGGATTAGAAGTCCGTCGCTCTTCCGCTGAGCTACAGGGGTATGGTGCGACAGGTAGGACTTGAACCTACGATTACCGAATTATGAGTTCGGGGCTTTAACCAACTAAGCTACTGTCGCCAGTCCCTTATTGGTTTTGATCAACCTTGTATGTCATTGCAACATAGCAAGCTACATATCCAGCAAAAAAAGCGGGAATTAAAAACAAAACATGTATCATATTAAACACTCCTTTCATCTTTGCGCCAGTGCATAAATGATTTAATATATACTGCTGCATATGCAACTGCCATAGCAATAAAACCATATTGATCTGTAGCTAATGCATAAGCAATCCAAAGACATTCATTAACACAAAGGATTAGCCATCCCCAAATAGTCTTACGACCTACTAGGAATATACCAGTAACTCCAATTACTGCAAGAATCCATGACCACATTTATTTAGAAGCTGGCATGATTTTTTCGCATGGACAAATAATTGATTCTGCCAAATCACCCTTTGCTTGAATAGTAATTATTGTCCCACACTCTTTATCTTCACATACATACTTACGCTTATTCATTGCCATTATGCACCCTTTCGTTTTGTCCTCTTGCAATTGCAGCACACACCTTGAATGCTGCTCTTGTCCTACGGCTTTTCATAAACCCTAATCTCTGCCACACTGGAACGGTAGCCTCAATGTCAAGAGCTATCTGTTCTCTAATCTCTTTTACCGTTGTGATGATTAAGTCCATTACATATGCTTTTTGTTCATCATCAAGATCTTTAGTCCACTCAGTATTTTCCATACATCTATCATATCAGAAAATGGCCTGTGTTGCAACTGTGGTATGATTAGTGTATGGATGAATGCGACCACTGGTTAATACCAATAGTATACGGATATATGTATGGAGAAGTCATTGATAAGGTAGACAACAATGAAGTTGTTTATGGTGGTGTTAGAAAGCTTACGGGTGAAGCAGAGTGGTTCTGTAATAGATGTCTTGAAGATATTTATCTTTAATTAAATTATTGTCTATGCCGTTTTTTATTTCCATATTTTAATTTAACATCAGACTTAATCTTATCAACCATTTCTTTTGTTACAGCATCAACATCAAACTCACTATCAATTTGTTGCTCAGTATCCATTTAAACACTCATTTCTTGTATGATATAGTCTAACTTTTACCATAATTTTGCGGGATGGGGCAGAGAGAACCTCATCACAAACACATCTATAAGACCATTCACCAGTAAAGAAATCATACATAGATCCCTTAAAGTTAGCATACTTATTAGCTACAAATACTGTAAAAGGATCAGGAATCTCGTATTGATTCATCTTTTTCCCATGTTAGTTTGCCTTCTTTATACACAGGCCAATAACCAAGGCTGCGCCAGTCCATCTTCATAATACTAGGTTCTTTTGGCACACCACACCTTATAATCACTCATAGTTTGATGTGTATCCCAGTACTCAATATGCTCTTTATCCATACCGCAGTTTTTACAGATCATATATATAGTATATGCTAATTTAGAGTAATTGTCAAAGCTGTATGTAGTATAATCAATATATGGAAAACAATAAATATATTCCTATTATAGAGCACGACATGCCAGACTTAATAATGTTAACTTATCCTAGGTCTGGCAGGCATTGGCTTTATTGGAATGTTATGACTAATACAGACTTAAAAGTAAACTTTTTTCATGCTATGGATCAAGGAGTAGGTAAAGAATATTATAAAAAAAACATTTTAGTCCCAGTAATAACAGTTGTTAGAAGCCCAGAGGAATGTTTAGCTTCTATAAATACCATGGAAAAAAATACACAATTTGAATATAGATTAAAAGACTACATAAATCACTATGAATTTGTATTAAGTAATGCAGATGTGTTCTTTTTATATGAGGACCTAAAAGAAAATACTCCAAAAATATTAGAGGCAATGTGTGAAAAATATGGTGGTAATGTAATAGGGTCAAATAGCGGCTATGATGAATATGAAAAGTGGTATAAAGAAACACAAAATCCTTTTAAGCTTATAACATCAAAAGAATCTATACTCTATCAAGATACACTAAAGCATACTGAATCTCTTGATCTATCTAAACACAGAGAGCTCTACCTTGCTGCAAAAAGGAAAGCTATCAAACTATGAAGACAAACCCATAACTACATGCTTGTTGCATACATCTGCAACAATGTACTCAGAGTCCTTCATGACTACATCAAAATATGCAGCAGCATTATCGCAAAAAAAGCACTTAGATTCTTTCATACCTATATGATATCACATTGTCTTTAAATCTGTCTCAACATCAGCTTCCATACTAATATCCCAGACTATAAAACATTTAACGCACTGAATTCCTGGCTCTCGCATATACCATTTATGTGAACATTCTTTCATATACCAAGCATACCCTATTTTGGCGGGTAAGTCAATAAAAGACTACTCACCCTTAATAATATAATATATAGCCTGAATAATCAATAAGATAGATACACCCAACATGCCGTATATCCAATATATAAATAGATCCATGATACTAAGCAGGATACTCTGCATCTATAAGGTTTTCCCAAGATACTGTATTATAGAATCCAGCATCAATTAAGCTTCCTGCTTCATCATAAGTTCCACCATCTATGTAGGTTGCCAATATAGGCATAGGCTTATCGTCATAGACTGTTATAACAGGAAGCTTGTAACGTGCAGATATTACATCTCTATCTAAAAATACAGTAGTCCTAAGAGTTTTTTGACGGACTAACAACTCTGGCATTAAACTGCTCCAGAGATATCATCTACTACTGTTATTGTTCCTGTTAAAACTGTATATACAGTGTCTGGGCTTGCACTTAAGAATATTGGAGTTCCACCAGATTCTGGATTTCTCCAACTAGAGAGTGTAAATCCTGTTCGTGTAGGAATTGGTGCAGTATGTACAAGACCTGCGTCCCTAGTAGTTGTTGAGCCACCTGTGCCACCATTTGCATTCCATGTTACTCTGTACTGACCTGCTGGAATAGGAGCAGCAGTAGTGGTTGTAGTAGTTGTAGTAGTTGTTGGTGCTGCAGTTGTAGTAGTTGTAGTCGTGGTTGTAGTAGTTGGATCTGGAGTACCACCTTCTGATGTATTAACAACAGGTGTCCATTGAGCCCAAAAAGTTATGTTAGAGATTGGATTATATGTTGCTCCAACATCTGTTATCTGAACATCAAACACATAATCTCCTGCAGCCAAAGTTCTACCTACTGTAGGACTAATCTTACATCTAACAGTTGATGGAAGAAAGGCAGATGCTGTTGCCGTTACCTGCGTTCCAGTAGATCCTCTTTTATTAGCAATTTTAAATACAACATTTTCATATAGCGCTAAGTCAAAATCTGTTCCGTCTTGGTTTTTTAAAACAACATCAAATTCATATGTGTCACCACGATAATACTCAAAATTATGGGTCACTGGAAATGGCATTATGTCCTCTTTTCTACACTTGATTATATCACGGTTTAAAGTTCGGCGGAAAATAGAAGTAACAAACCATCCCCTGCCCTACACGGGCACTATTGGTTACGCTTTTCTGCATTCCGCATATAGGTTCTATGTCTGTGACAATTTGAACAGACTATCTCACACTTAGCTATCTCTTCATTGATAGCCTCCAAACCTCTACCCTTGACCCCTGATGAAGATAAGGGAAAAGATTTTTCAAACTCTGGTAAATGGTCAAAGTCTAGGATATATGGAGGGTATTTAATTCCACAATCTAGGCAGGTAGGATGATCTTCTTTATATTGTGAGACATATCGTCTGATCCAAGAATTTCTGGATTTGATCTGGATAAGCCTTGCTTCCTTGTTGCGATGGTACCAGAGACGTTGTACACGGTTACGCTCTTCTCTTGATTTGATTGTCAAGGATTTCTATGCTTCCAATTTAGCAGGGAATAAACCAAAGACCCATACCAAGTCTTGCTACACTTCTTAATACCTTCTCCCCCATAATGATCCATCATGAAGAGAAGAAGCCTAGTTACGTCATTTGTTCTTATGAATTTGCCACAGTCAATACAGCATTCAAATATATATTTAGATAAAGGTTTGTCAAAGTTTACATTATTCATGTATCAAGCATAGCAGAAATTTCGGGGGAAGTAAAGAAAGTATCATAATCTCCTATAAGAATATACCAATTAAGACTTACATTTAGGACATTGCTTAGTAGGGTTTGCAATCCCATAAGGTACTTGAAACATAGCACCACAGTCAAAGCATAAGATGTTTACCATGTATATAGGATATCACATGTAGCCAGAGGTTTGAATACCCTGGATTATTTGCATACTAGGCAGTAGAAAGGTGTTCGTAGCTCTTCTTCAGCAATGACTATATGCTGAGAACATCTTGAACATTTGGCTGTAGTTAGTCCATGATCTGATAGTTCTGGGATACGAATGAATGGGTCTCTGGTATAGAAAAGCTTAGTTAAATACCATGTTAGAGCGATAAGAATTATTGTTGTCATGAGTCAAGCATAGCATATAAAGGTTAATAGAATGTCCGAATTGGGTGGTTTGATAGTGTTTGATAGGATAATAAATCTTACTGATATTTTTTAGATTTAACTTTCGTGGAGGAAAGTGGAGAGAAGTGGAGTATTGAGCCCTTAGACAGATGGCGTCGTAATGTCCAACGGGGCCAAACCTCCTATCACAAACCTTTC